AAAAACGATGGCTAAAACCACATTTTCTGGCCCCGTCCGCTCGGACAGTGGCTTTCAAATCCCAGTTGTAACTACCGCAAACTTACCTGCATTTGGCGATGTCGCTGTAGGAACTGTGTATATGGTTTCTGACAATGGTTCTGGCGACGATGAATACTGCATCGTAATCAGCACTGGCGCTGCTTGGGTAACCGCTGTTGGCGCGGATCTTAGCTAATAGGAGGCGTTTATGCCTAGTTCTGATATTCAGACTAAACGCATTGCAGGCACAGGCTCCTTAGCGGTTGGCCCAGCACGAGTACGTCAGGTACAGGTGCTAACGGCTGGTTCAGGGTCTCCTAGACTTACTATTACTGACGGTAACGGTGGCTCTACTTTGCTGGACTTAGACTTCAGCACTGGGGCTACCCACTCGGTAAACATTCCAGACTACGGCATTCGTTTTGAGAGCGATGTGTACGTCAGTGCGTTTACTAATCTGACCGCAGTGACGGTGTTCTACAGCTAACATGCGTAGTTACTACAAGAAATCTTCATGTGCGTCTTTTAAGAGTGGCGGCAGTACCGCTGCTTGGACGCGCAAAGAAGGCAAGAGTGAGTCTGGTGGACTTAATCAAAAAGGTGTGGACAGCTACAGAAAGGCGAATCCCGGAAGTAAGCTGAAGACTGCTGTAACGACTAAGCCCAGTAAGCTCAAGAAAGGTTCTAAGGCCGCTAAACGACGTAAGTCGTTCTGTGCACGCATGAAAGGTATGAAGAAACGTAACACTAGCTCTAAGACGGCGAATGATCCAAACAGCCGTATAAACAAGAGCTTACGGAAGTGGAATTGCTAAGTGGCGTACCTACAGAGCAACATTCCGTACTTCAAGTGTTGGGTGCGGAAGGAATACACCCACAACCATGAGAAGTACCACGGCGAGTTTATTCACGCTATGGCTATCGCTGTTACGACAATGCCGACCAGATGCCTCAGTTTCCAAGTGATATTTACTGGGGCTGAGACGTACGATGAGGACGATGAGCCTAACGTACACGGAGGCGCTATGTGGGCACGTATGCCGATTACAGCGTTGGTGGGGGATACTCCGTTCGAGGAATGGCCTGAACCAATGCCTGTATGGGCTGCACAGCCTTGGGACTGCTCGTCTAGAGATCATGCGGTATACACGCTCGACAGAGCCACACCGTGCCCTTGGATGGCTAAGATAGATGGGGAGATGTACCCCGCCAAGTATATGTTCACAGTGGACTATACGAACAATGAGATTGCAGATGACCCTGCACAACACAAGCAGAGTCATGTGATGGAGCTGCTAGATGCTGGCCCATACACGGGTAACATCGTAGCTCTACCAAATAATAGGGTGCGGGTAACACATCCCGCTTGGTTTGAAACAGGAGAGGGGGCACCAGACTTTAAGCCTTCTCAACACGTTCACTACAGCAAGTCTGATCTGGACTACACGCTGGACGTGAATCAAGTGTTTGATAATTTGTATGCGGAGTAAGTTATGAAGCCGAAGAAAATGTTTTTAGGTGGTTTGTTGGGTCGTAAGAAGAAAGACGATGATAAGCCTATGACAATGACCCAGAGGAAAGCTGAAGAAGCGAAGAAACGTGCGAGAGCCGCGCAGATGCGTAGTGAGTCTAAAGCGCGTAGAGGTCGTACAGCTAGTACAACGGCTGTAGGTGGGCAACGTAATAAGCAACAGGCCCCTATGGACGCGGAACGCGCAGCTAACATGGCTACGGTCAAGAAAGACCGCCCAATGCCTAAGCGCCCCGCAACTAATGCGGCTACACCGAAGCCTACGCGCCCTGCAAAGCCTCAAAAAGAGCCTACAACTGCACCTCGCCCACCTAAAGCAGATGCCACTGCAAAGCCAATGGCAAAGAAGCCACCTCGCCCATTACGCGGCACGGTGACTGGTAAAGGCGGACGCAATGTCGGTGAAGGTCGAGACAAGCGTGCCAATGTAACTCGTGAGCAGTTAAAAGATTCAGGCATGACTCTGCGTCAGTACCTAAACTTCATGGATCGGGAAGGTAAGCGTCCACCTAAGAAGTCTGGAGTGGATAAAGTACCCAACAAAAAAGACCCACGTAAGAAAATGATGAGTGGTGGCATGATGAAGTCTAAGGGCTATGCCAAAGGTGGCGCTATGAAGACTAAGGGCTATAAAGCTGGCGGTGGCCCACTGAAGAAAGCACCAGAAGATAATACGGGACTCAAAAAGCTGCCGAAAGAAGTCCGTAACAAGATGGGCTTCATGTCTAAAGGCGGTATGACAAAGTCTAAAGGTTACGCCAAAGGCGGTGCTATGAAGACCAAGGGCTACAAAGCTGGCGGTAAAGTTCGTGGCGCAGGCATTGCTCGTAAGGGCGTACGTCCAGCGAAGATTCGATGAGACGCTACTATAAGTCAGGCGGAAAGATATGTGCGAAGGGGAAGGCTTGGGCCAAACGTACCTTCGACACGTACCCCTCTGCTTATGCAAATATGGCAGCTTCTAAGTATTGCAAAGACCCTAACTACGCTAAGAGCAGCAAGAAGAAGAGCAAGTAATGGGTGATTTGAAGAAATGGCGTGACCAGAAATGGGTTCGTATCGGCACCGATGGCAAGATCAAAGGTGAATGCGGCACGTCGAAGAACAAAAAGAACCCAGATCGTTGCTTGCCGAGGTCTAAGGCGCAGTCATTGAGTCAAGCTGAACGCGCCACTACGGCACGTAAAAAGAAAAAGGCTGGTGCTAGAGGGCAGCAGGTGGTGGCTAATACCCCTAAAGCCAAGGTTAGAACGGCAAAGGCCGGTGGTCAGATACGCGCAAACCACAGAGGTTGCGGTGCAGTAATGAATAACAGGCGTAAAAAGACCCTGTACGTATAGGAACAGACAATGGCTACATCTGGAACAACTGCATTTGATATGGACTTCACGGAGATCGCTGAAGAGGCGTGGGAGCGTGCTGGTCGTGAAATGCGTTCTGGGTATGACCTACGTACTGCCAGACGCTCTATGAACCTGATGACCATTGAGTGGCAGAACCGTGGCATCAACATGTGGACGATTGACGAAGGCACGCTGAGCCTTACACAAGGTACTTCTGAGTATACGCTACCCGCTGACACCATAGACTTGTTAGAACAGCAGATCCGTACGGGTAGCGGTAACGTAGCCACACAGTCAGACTTAACCATAAGCCGCATCAGCGTTAGCACGTATGCTTCTATACCTAACAAGTTAACCCAAGGTAGGCCGATTCAAGTATTCGTAGAACGCCTTCGAGATGCCCCCAAAATCAACGTGTGGCCGGTTCCAGATAACGACGACTACATCTTTTACTACTGGCGTATGCGGCGTATAGAAGACGCGGGGACGGGTGTGAACACCGCAGATATGAACTTCAGGTTCTTTCCTTGTCTGGTAGCGGGCCTTGCCTATTACATTGCTATGAAAGAGCCAGAGCTTATGCCACGAGTCCCTATGCTGAAAGACGCTTACGAAGAGCAGTTTGGGTTGGCAGCGGGAGAAGATAGAGAGAAGACATCCGCACGCTTTGTACCCCGTATCGGTAGAGCGTAACAATGTCGAATCGTTTTGCATCAGCACAAAAAGCTATTGCCGAATGTGATATTTGCGGATTTCAGTATAAGCTACGAGAGTTAAAGAACTTAATACGTAAAGGGCAGAACACAAACCTAAAGGCGTGCCCTTCATGCTGGAACCCAGATCAGCCACAGCTAAAACTGGGTGAGTTTCCAGTAGATGACCCGCAGGCCATTAGAGACCCAAGACCTGACAGAAGTCTGGGAGAAGCTGGAGCCAATAGTAGTAGACAGATACAGTGGGGTTGGAACCCCGTGGGTGTGGGGGATGACCCTTACAACCTTACTCCTAACGACTTAGTCGCAACAGGTCAGGTAGGAACAGTAACAGTAACCACAACTTAGAGTCGTGATATGAAAAAAGACAGCAAGATCAAAGAAGTAAAAGATGCACCTAAGCCTGATATGTCTGGTGTTAAAACCACCGGTATCAAGGTTCGTGGTACAGGCGCTGCTACAAAAGGACTTATGGCCCGTGGCCCTATGGCGTAAGACATGAATTACACCGAGCTAAAAACAAACGTTCAGGACATCTGCGAAACTTCTTTTACGGATGACCAGCTTGCTATGTTCACAGAACAGGCGGAACAGAAGATATACAACGCTGTGCAGATACCCGCGTTACGTAAGAACGTGACAGGTTCTATGACCGCCAGCAATGTATATTTATCCGTCCCTAGTGACTTTTTGTACGTTTACAGCTTGGCAGTCATAGATGGCAGCGGCACTTACACCTTCTTGTTGAACAAGGACGTTAATTTCATACGCGAAGCGTACCCTACAAGTACCGCGACTGGGCTACCGAAACACTACGCCGTCTTTAATGACGATGCGTTTATTCTTGGGCCTACTCCTGATGTTTCATACAACACGGAGCTGCACTATGGGTACTACCCGCAGTCTATTGTTACAGCAGGCACTACGTGGCTTGGGGAAGAATTTGACTCCGCTCTGCTGAATGGCACCTTGGTAGAGGCTATACGCTTTATGAAGGGCGAACCTGACATGGTTGCGCTGTACGAAAAGATGTACATATCAGCTATGGCGCTGCTCAAGGTGTTGGGTGACGGTAAACTACGTACTGATACGTACCGCTCTGGGCAAGCTGCCCTTCCAGTTCAATAGGTGACTGAATGTTAGTACAAGCACCACAGATGGAAATAGGGAATGTACTTGTCACCACTACGCAAAATAAAGGGCACGACCCAGAATTTTGGGCGCAGTCTGCCGCAGATAGAATTGTAAGTGTTGGGGGTAATTGTCACCCAGCAATAGCGCAACAAGCGGAAGCATTCAAAGAAGCGGTTAGGGCTACGGCTCTACATTACATAAAAGAAGCGATCAAAAGCGACAGAACGACGATGATTGCCGAACTGGAACGTCAAGGCCATAAAGACATGGCAGACATAATTAGGAGTCTATAATGGCTATTACGACTGCAATGTGTACGTCTTTCAAGCAAGAGCTTCTGGAAGCTGTACATAATTTCAAGAACTCAGGTGGTAGTACGTTCAACTTGGCGTTGTACACAAGCTCCGCTACTCTGGGTGCAGCCACCACAGCGTACTCAGCGACTAACGAAGCGTCAGGTACTGGCTACACAGCTAAAGGGGCGGCGTTAACTCGTGTTGACCCAACGACATCTGGAACCACAGCGTTTACCGACTTTGATGATTTGACGTTTAGCTCTAGCACAATTACTGCTAATGGCGCGTTGATATTCAACGATTCCGCTTCAGGTGACCCATCTGTCTGTGCGTTGGCGTTTGGTGGAGATAAGACATCTACTGCTGGCGACTTTACGATTCAGTTCCCTACAGCGGATGCGTCTAACGCAATAATCCGAATCGCATAGCGAGTAATATGTGGCAGATATTACCGGCTGGGGCAGAGGCACTTG